CAAGCAGATGATGATATAGATGATTTGAGGTATAATGGAAGTTTAGAAGATAATCCAGCTTTAGCGAAAAATTTAGAAGATATGATTAAATTAATAGATTCAGGACATGCTACTGATGAAGAAATAGAAAAGGCAAGAGAAATTGCAGATACATTAGAAGATCTAAATATGACTAATGATGAAGGTGGAGATGAATTATCGGATGTGGGTGGAGATATAACATCGGCTATAGACCGAGTTAAACAAGGTAGAACTGGTACAGAAGAAATCAAAGTAATTAACGGAAAAAAATATAAAGCAATTACAGAGGATAGAACGGCTTCTATAATTCAACACCACGAAAGAGAATTAGAAAAGGCTTTAGCTAAAGGTGATGAAGACGAAGTACAAAGACTTAGAAATGCTATTGCTTATGCTAAATCAAAACAAGAATCTGTTAAAGAATCTGTTAATAAAAGAGTCACCGTTAAAGAAGTTAAGTCTTGGTTAAAAGGATTGGAAGAATTTAGATATCGTAAGATACCAGGAGTTGATGTGCGAAGAATTACATCTTTTGTAAATAATGGTTTAAGTGAAACAGATTTACCAAAATCATTACAGAAGAAATGGGGGAGTGCTAAATATTCTAAAGAGAAAGGTTTGGCAGATAGATTTATGAAAGAAAGAATTAATAAAAGATTAACACAAAATGAATCTAAACATCCAATCAAAGAACAATACGATAGGTTGTTTAAAAATAAGGTAGCATTATGAAAAAAAATATTAGTTTAATGGGAATAGTGCAAGAGTTAACTCCTGTTCGAGAACGAGAAGAATCAGTAAACAAGTTCGAAGTAATCGAAGCTGTTAAAAATTATCAGACGATAGGTGGACAACTTTTTAAGGACAATGGTATTATTGAAGTTGCTAAACAACTTGTTGGTATTGCAGAATCTGCTCAAAACCATGTGTTAAGTGAAACAGATGATTGGTTTGATTCCGTTTCTGTTAAGAGAAATATGAAAGAACTGAAGGGTATGACTACTCAGTTCAAGAAAGCTGCTCTTGAAGCCAATGCCGTAAACGAAAGATTAAATGCTCTTTATGAGGATATGGGAAACATTTTAAATAGATATTATGATATTGATGAGGCTTTAGATGCTGTCGGTAAAGAAGATGATGATGTGGATAACGATGGTGATTCTGATGATAGTGATAAGTATTTAAAGAAGCGTAGAGATGCGATTTCTAAAGCTGTAAAAAATGGAGATAAGTAGTACATTTATTTATGCCTCGTTAATATTATGGCAAATCGGTTTTATAGTAGGAATATTATTAAAGTTATTTTACAACCCAAGTGGGAAAAAATTTGTACCAACTGTTGCTCAAACAATACCAGCAGTTGAAGTGGTGACACCAAAAGTACAACCTAGTCATATTGATGTTGAAATGAAAAAAAATATATCATTACAAAAAGCTAAAACATCATCTATACAATCAGATGAAGTGATTAAGGGTAAAGTGTCAACACAGAAAGAAAAACTTAAACAACTTAGAAGAGGTTAAAGATGGCCAAAGGGTTAGATTGTGGAACATCATTTTATATTGCTGCTACAGAGGATGTAGTAAAAAAACAACGAAATGCATTCTTAACTGTCGATGGGGAGGTGAACCAAGTCAAGAGAATGTTAAAACGACAAGGAATTCCCTTTGTCGAAAAAGCTGGTAAAATACACATTGTAGGACAACACGCTTTTAACTACGCTCAAATATTCTCTACAGCAGAACTTAAACGACCTATGAAAAGTGGTTTATTAAATCCAAATGAGAAAGATTCTTTGCCGGTATTGAACGCTATAATTGGGGAGTTACTTGGGGATGCTAAAGATGGGGAAACTTGTGTATATTGTGTTCCGTCAAAACCAATTGATGTTCAACGAGAAGTATCATATCACGAAGATGTATTGAGAACGATAATAGAACAATACGGGTATTCCGTAAAAAAGATAGAGGAGGCAGTTGCCATTGGATACGAAGGTTTAGTTGATACTCAACTAACAGGTGTAGCCATTTCAATGGGAGCTGGAATGTGTAACATAGCCGTTATGTACCAAGGGATGACTGCCCTATCTTTTAGTGTAAGTCGTGGTGGTGATTGGGTTGATGAAAATGTATCTATGGATACAGGAGTATCAAAAGCTAAAGTAACTAATATAAAAGAAAGTTCAAGTACATTAGACCTTTCTACTGCTACTTATCAAAATATTTATGAAGAAGAAACGGATGAAGCTAATGTTTTAATTGCTATCCGTTCTTATTATGGTGCTTTGATCAATTACCTTTTAACTAACCTAAAGGTTCAGTTTGAAGGTGTGGAAAATGTACCTAACTTTCCTGAAGCCGTTCCTATCGTTATTGGTGGTGGGACATCATTAGTAAAAGGATTCTTGGATGTATTTAATGAACAATTTGACCAAGATGAATTTCCAATACCAATATCTGAAATAGTTCATATAGAAGATGCTCATACAGCAGTTGCTCGTGGGTGTTTATCTGAGGCACAATTAATAGAAGAAGATGAAGAAGATTAATGAGAATACAACATCAAATGGTTCTCCTGGCACAAGGGGATATACAGGATATGTCCCAACAGAAAAGTATGCCTCCTATAAATCAAGACTGGCAAAAATAATAAAAAAGACAACAGGTTATGAAATGATAGATTTAGAGCCAATTGATCCTGATACGATAGATGTGAATGATAACGAAATAAATAGAGATGACATCACGGACATCAATATTGCTACAGATAAAAGACATAAAGAACTTACAAAAGATTTTAAAAAACAAATGAAAGAAGGTTTACCTAAATTAAAAGATTTAGTTTTATAATGAAAACAAAACGAAAAGGTTTTAATATGTTCCAAAAGAAAAGAAAAAAGAAAAAACAATCATCTATACTTTATGTAGATGCTACTAATAAAAGTTATGAAAGAGCAATATCAGAATTTAAGAGAAAGGTAAAAAATTCTAACTTACTTAGAGAGTTAAGAGAAAGGGAATTCTACCAAAAACCATCTGCCGCTAGACGAGAAAAAAGAAAACAAAGAATTATAAAAATAAAATCTCTTCGCTTAAACGACTAGTTTTTCTTTTTTTTATATACTTATATGTAACCTCAATACTCTGTGGTCTTACAGAGTCTAAAAAAAATTAATCCTAATTAAAGTTTCAGAATAACTTTATTCCAATACAAATAGTATGGGAGACATAATATGTCTGATTTATTAAAAGAAGCTATTGCTGATGCTAAAGCTGTTCGTGAAACTGCACTTGCTAACGCTAAAATGGCTCTTGAAGAAGCATTCACTCCACATCTAAAATCTATGTTGTCTGCTAAATTAGCTGAAGATGATATGGAAGACGAAGATGAAGTAGAAACCGAAGAAGGTATGCATGATGATCCTCGTAGAGAAGATGATGATGAAGATATGCCTGAAGAAGGTATGCATGATGATCCTCGTAGAGAAGATGATGATGAAGATATGCCTGAAGAAGGTATGCATGATGACGAAGAAGAAGAAGTTGATGAAGGTGAAATCATTGAAATCGATGGTGTGAAGTATGCTCCAGTTGTTTCTGAAGAAGAACATGAAGACGAAGAAGACGAAGAAGTCGATGAGTCTGAAGAACTCGATTTAGAAGCAGTAATCAAAGAGCTTGAAGAAGAGTTAGAAGAAGCTGGTGATCCCGGTGACGAAGAAGAATCTGTAAACGAAGCTGACGAAGATGATTCTGAAACAGTTGAAGAAGAAGTTGTTACTGAAGAAGAAACAACCGAAGAAGAAACTGTTGATGAAGAAGTCGTTAACGAAGATGAAGATTCTGAAGTCGTTGTTGAAAAAGATACATCTAACGAACATGTTGAAAAACTAAGTAATGAGCTTAATGAATATAAGGAAGCTGTTGTCTATTTAAAAGACAAGCTTCATGAAGTTAACATCCTTAATGCTAAACTTCTATATACCAACAAACTTTTCAAAGAGTTTGTATTGAGTAACGACCAAAAGTTGAAAATTGTTGAGACTTTTGATAGAGCTCAAACAACTCGTGAAATCAAGTTGGTCTATTCTACACTAGCTGAGTCTTATAAAGACAATGGTGGTGAGAGAAAAGAAGTTGTTAAGGAATCATATGCTAGTAAGAAATCTGGTGGAACTGCACCAAAGACTAAAATCATTACTGAGGAAAGTCAAGTTGCAGATCGTTTCAGAAAGCTTGCTGGTCTTAAATCTTAAACCGCTTTAATTGGAGAACGATAAAATGAGCGAATATATAAACGAATCTCTTCTTGATGCTTCACCTATAAAGAAGCAAAAAGATGAGAGCGCAAAACTCGTTGCAAAGTGGGACAAATCTGGACTTTTAGAAGGAATGGAAAACGATTGGCAGAAATCTGGTATGGCTGTATTGCTAGAAAACCAGGCTCGTCAGTTGATTTCTGAGAATTCTAAAACTTCACCTAGCGCCGGTGGTGGTGTAGGGGACGAAGAATGGTCTGGAGTTGCTCTTCCACTTGTAAGAAGAGTTTTTGGTAACATTGTTGCACAGGAACTTGTTTCTGTTCAACCAATGAACCTTCCTTCTGGTCTAGTTTTCTATCTTGATTTCAAGTATGGAAAAACAGAAGGTAAATTTACTTCCGGTGGTGACATCCACGGAAAAACAGGTCCTAACTCACCTTCTGGTTCATCTAGTCCTTTTGGAACAGATACAGATGGTCTTTACGGAACTGGTAAGTATGGATATTCAACTAACTTAAGTTCAGAAACTTCTATTGCTGTAGTTGGCACTCCAAGTGCTGCTAGTTTTAAAGACATTGACTTTAATAGTGAAGATTCTGCTTCAATATCCAATGGTCTTATCAAAATTACTTTTGCTAAGTCCGGACTTACAAATCCTGATTTGAAAGCTCTTAGGGCATTCGATATCACACTAAACAACACTTCTGGTTCTGTATTACCTCAATACACCAAGGAAAATGGTGCTAATATTGAAGTAATTGCAGATGTTGCTCTAACTAATTCATCCGGTTCACTAACAGTTGACTATGTTGTAGAAAATTCTGCTGCTAACCGAGGTGATTTTGAAGATAGAACTGGTGATGCTACTTCCGATAGTCTAAGTATACCTGAAGTTAACCTCGAAATGAGGTCTTTACCAATCGTTGCTAAGACTCGTAAGTTGAAAGCTGTTTGGTCACCTGAGCTTGCTCAAGACTTGAACGCTTATCACTCTGTTGATGCTGAAGCTGAACTAACATCTATGTTAAGTGATTACATTTCAATGGAAATTGATTTGGAAATCCTTGATATGTTGATTTCAGATGCTGTAACAGAAGATTACTGGTCAGCAAAAGCTGGTGAAGACTATGATTCAGCTACTACTGCTTTCGTATCTAATACCTTTTATGGTACTAGATTTGAGTGGTATCAGACTCTAGTTTCTAAGATTCAAAAAGTATCTAACGAAATTCATCGTTTGACACTTCGTGGTGGTGCTAACTTTGTAGTTGTTGCTCCAAAGGTCGCTACTATACTTGAATCACTTCCTGGATATGTAAGTCAGCCAGGTGATGGTGGAAATGACCAATTCAGCATGGGTATCTCTAAGATAGGTCAAGCTGCTGGTCGTTACACAGTCTATAAGAATCCTTATATGACTGAGAACTCCATCCTTGTTGGATTCAGAGGAAGTAACTTCCTTGAAACTGGTGCTGTCTATTCACCGTATGTTCCGTTAATTACAACTCCATTGGTATACGATCCTAGTGATTTTACACCAAGAAAAGGTGTGATGACGAGATATGCTAAGAAGATGATCCGTCCAGAGTTCTATGGTTTGATTCATTGTAAGTCACTTGACTTAGTGTAAATCTAATCATTAACTTGATACATAATAAAAGGGGGGAACTTAGTTTCCCCCTTTTGTTTTTAAAAAAGTTATATTTATAGGTAGGAGAATTATATTATGCCAAAATTAGATTATGCCTATACAGATCCGTCAGGCTCTACTCTTGTAGCTGGACAAACACCATATGGAACATACGATGCTGACTCGACTTTTCAAACTGATATTATCTCAGTAACTAAATGGTGTGCTAAAAGACTTGGTTTTCCTGTATTACAATTAGAAATACCAAGTGGTTCTATCTATGCTTGTTTTGAAGAATCGGTAAACGAATACTCACAACATATTAACAACTACAATATTAAGAATTGGATGTGGGAACAATACGGAGAAAAAAGTAGAATATCTGGTTCTCTAAGTACAGGTTCATCAGATCCCGTTACACCATCTCTTGGTCTTTCTATAACACTTTCTGATAAATATGGACAAGCTGTTGGGTTGAGTGAAAATTATGATTTGAAAAAGGGACACATAGTATTGACTGGTTCAAAACAAGATTATGATTTACAAGATGTTTGGGCTAATGTAAGTGAAAGTGGAAAAAGAATAGAAGTTCACAGAGTATTTAATCACATGCCTGCATCAGTATCGAGGTTTTATGATCCTTATGCTGGTACATTTGACCAAAGACAACTTCTTGACGCCTTTGGATTTGGTAATGTTTCTCCAGCAATATCATTTGTACTAAAACCAATCTCTTATGATTTGGCTAGAGCAAATGCTATTGAAACATCTGATTTGGTAAGAAAGAGTGCTTACTCCTTTGAAATCCACAATAATAATTTAAGGATATTTCCTAGACCACACAGTAGTGATGCTGGGGAAAAAATATGGTTTGAGTATTATGTTAAAGATGATATTAGAAACACAAACAATGTTAGCGCTTCTTTACAAGGTGGTGTATCAGATCCTTCCAATGTCCCATACAAATTTATTACTTATAGCTCCATCAATCAACCTGGTCGTCAATGGATTAGAAAGTATACTTATGCTCTTGCTAAAGAGCTATTAGGTATCATTAGAAGTAAGTATAGCTCTATGCCTATACCTGATGGTGAAGTTACATTGGATGGTGAATCTCTAAAGACTGAGGGTAGAGAAGAAAAGACACAATTATTAGAGGAGTTAAAAGAATTTTTAGATTCAGTTTCTTTGACTGAAAAGTTAAGGGCTGAAGCAGAAGAGTCAAATGCTCAGAGGGAAGTATTGGCAAAAGCTCCGTTAAACATATACATAGGGTAAATAGATGTCTGCTACACGACCATTTTTTATTTCTCAAAAGGAAATTAATTTAGTTGACCATATGAATGAAGAACTCATCGATGAGATAGTTGGTCAGTCAGTTGATATCTATAAAGTAGCACCTGAACATACAAATTCAAACATATATGGAGAAAGTACAACAAAGTATTTCAATGTTGGGTTTAGAGTAAATTGTTTAATAAGATTTAATCCACCAGAAGTAGAACAATTCCAAGAAGCTGGTACTGATACAACTTCTACGATAGATTTAATGTTTCAGAGAAATAATTTAGCAAGTGGTAGTTTGAATTTCTTTCCTGAAGCCGGTGATGTGTGTGATTGGAATGATTGGTATTGGGAAATAAATGGAGTAACCGAACCACAACTTATTGGTGGACATCCAAGTTTTAATCATACTATAAAGGCAACTGCTCATAGAAGTAGGTTGTCAAGTTTACAAATTGAAGAGAGGCCAAGATAATGAGCTTAGAGTTATTAAAAGAGAAATTCGGACATTCCGGAGTTTCAAAAGAAGCAGATAACGAATTAAAAATCCAAGAAAGATTAAATGCTCAATTTAATAATAGTAAGGGGGATTTTAAAGATATAAAAATCCAACATCAAGAGGAGTTAGAGGAAAGGGATAGAATTATTGATAATTTGAAAACACAGACTTCCGAATTAGCTACTGAAGTTTTAGCATTAGAAAAAGACAAAGTTGCTCTTTTAGATAATTTAAATAAATCTAAATGGATGGAAGAAAAAGTTCAGTCAGCATCACAAAAGATATATGAAGATAAACTTAAAAAAATGGAAGTTGTAGATAGCACAGACTTGATTCCTTTATTAATATCCGTTTCGAGAGAAAAACAAGGCAATACAAAATTGAATTGGGGGGAGTGGTTAAAAATACCAGAGAATAAATATTTGTTTCAAATAAATGAAAGTTTAGCCAAAAGAGTATTTGAAGATACTATTGCTTTAATAGATAGAGCCATAAGTTTTATAAATAGAAAAAGAACACGAGGTGGGGATATAGTTGAAGTAGATACAAATAATGTATTAACATTTGGTGGTGATACTGTAGATGATTATGTATCAACTACATTTAATCCTGATAATTATGATGGTACAGGAACTGGACTTAATCACGGATTTACTGTTTCTTATTGGGTTAAACCAGCTCAAATTGGTGGATTTCTAAAAGCTTTAGGTAGAAGGTCGGAAACTGATGGAAGATGGGAATTTGGTATTAAATCTGCAGACCTATTGCATGTGGGTGTCGGTGCAAGCGTCAAAGATGATAACACACATAATGATGGTGTTGAAACTGGTCACGGAATGACAGTAGGTAATTGGTATCATTGGGTTGTAACATATGGTGGTGATGATGGAGTAGGAATTAGTGGTGATAGGTATGTTCGAGTATGGATAAATGGAAAAGAAATTTACAAAGATGGAGCAGCTAGTGGTACTGGAAATGAGAATGGTATGGGAACTGCAAATTGGCGTAATGATGATACTAATACCGTTAATGCTGCAAGTAATC